GTTGACGTTCTCCGCATAAATTCCCAAGAAGGGAAACAGGTCAATGCCCCGCATTTGGGTTGGAAACCCGGTCATTATTTCCCGCATAAAATCAACAACGGTGTAGTCTCCACTTCCCACGCGCATGGCAACGGTCTTGACATCTCCTTCTGGGACTGTAAAATCAGTGTGCTTAGCAATGTCAATCCACACATCGAGCGCATCAGAAAGGCGGAGCTTGATCTCTGAGCGCAGTTCGTCAATCTCAATGAACTCAAGCTTTGCCATGCCACGAAACACAATGGAATCACCAGGATCGTCTAAATCTACCAGATCGAACTGCCCGCGCATATAATCTGGATAAACCGCATTTGGATTATCATTATCATAAAATAAAGATTTAGCGTTATCATCATAGGGCATTTTTATGGTGCATTTGCGCCCAGAGAACGAAAAAAGATCATCAGTATTCGCGTTCAAGGGTGTAATATCAACATCAATCAGATCGTCGAATATTGCATCTGCTGACGACGTATCTAGGCGGTAGATCAGTCTATAATTCATTTGCCACCGCCGCCGCTCTTCTAATTGCATTATGGAATGGGACGCCTTCAATTACCTGAGTGTAAATCTGTGGCTTATTGTTTTCTATTGCCGTGGCAAGCTTCTCAATGCGCTCTGAGAGCGAATCTAACGCACGATTATCCCGCTCTTGCCGGATTACTGTGTTTGTCATCATTTCGGTTACTCCGTAGCTCTGGAGGTCTGTGCGTTCCTGCCGTGCCAACATGATTGAATCCAATAAATGTGCCAGAGGGGAAAGGTCAATTGATTGCTGTTGTGGAATAATGCTATAATTCATGATTGTGTTGTTCAGCTCATCAAGCGCACTTGTGGTTTGGTTCGTATTATTATCGATAGCGGAACGTATCGGTATCGCGAACGGATCAAAATCGGCTTGGTTCACATTGTGTCGGGGCCAAGGTATGGTTTCCTTTATAAAAGCGGCAATGTTGCCCGTTGCTGTTTTAAGACTATTTAGCAGCGTATTGGCAAACAATGCCTTGACTATGATTTTACTGATCTCTGCAATGATAGCTTGGGCTATGTTTGCCCAGAGAGACTTCCACGCATCGAGCGCGGATTTGGTCCCGGAAAGCATGTCTGCGAGTGAGTTGGCAAGAGAGTCTTCCAGCGTGTCCATTATCCGCTTATTGGAGTCCAGAACATAGCGCTCATATTCAGACATTTGGTCAATTCTGCGCTGTTCAATTTCAGTTTCAAGTGCAAGCTTTTGTTTTTGCACCCATGCATGAATCTCACCTTCTGTCAATCCGGCTTCTCTGAGGTTCTCAGTTTCAAGTTCGATCTGTTTTAGCCGCTCTGCCATGTATGAGCTTTCTAATCCCGCAATCCCGGCAAGAGTTTGAACACGAAAATCCAGTCTTTGCCGTTCAAATGATTTTATCTCTTCCCCTTCAGCCTGCCGTATTTGCGCAAGCGCGGATTGGTATGCCTGTTCTGAAATCAAGCCTTCACTGTAAAACCCTTCAGCTTCGGTGCGCATTTCCGCATATTTTCTCTTAATGACGTCAATTTCGGAAGCATTTAGCCCGCTCACTGCATCAACAAACATTTTTAAATCAGATAGCTGTTTTTCACGTTCTGCCATTAGCTCTCGCGTTTCTGCTTTGGCGATTTCCGCCAGACCAAGTCTAAGCTTGTTTTGATACTCTTCTTGACTTTCGGTGTTGGCGCGCAAATATTCGTCAAGCGCAGCACGCATTTTGTTGTACTTGTCCATGATCTGCTGCGATGCCGTGTTGTTTAGAGCCATGACAGTTGAGTAGTAATTTTCAACTTCGGTGGTGTCCACGTTGACGCCAACACTTATGTCTCCGAAATCCAAATCAGGAACATCAATCCCGGTTAGCCCTTGTTCTATCGCTTTACGCTGTGCGTCAATGCCTTCGTGCAGCAATTTAATTTGTTCGTCTACGTTGCTAAATTTTCCTGTCGCGATACCGGAGGCAACATCTCCCCACGTGCGATAAAACTCTTTAACGTCTTTCCATAATGCAGAAAGATCGTCTGCGCTGCTGGAGATGTCTGCCCTTATCCCGGTAACATCGAAGCGGACAGCATCAAAGGCATTGGTAATACCAAGCGATTTCCCAGTTATTTTGGCATAAACTGCATCAATACCATTAAACAAGCCTTCGATTGGTGCGACAATTAGGTCAACGATAGAATTCATGGCAGACGCAACGACTAAATACGACCCATCCATAGCGAGCTTAAGCGCTTTGGGGATCGCCTTCCCGGCAAAATCAAACGCCTTGATCACGCCATGTATAACAGCAACAACTCCGGTAGATATATCGGCTATAATATTGCCAATTTTTATTGTTGCCTCACCCCAAGTTTTTTGTGTTTCCAGCGCAGCAAGCTGAGCGGATTTCGATGTAACATCGTGCGCCCCCGCTACACTGGCCAACATTGCAGTAATGCCGCGTTTGACTCCATCGAAAAAGGAGAGCGAAGATCCAACGCTTTCTAAGTAATCGCCCCAAGCATTTTTCATTTGTGTGGTCGCAGATACAGACGCCAAAGCCAATCCGCCAAAACGATCCTCTAACGCAGACATCAAAACCGCTTGTGCCTCAGCTACTTTACCTGTCTCCACAAAGTTTTTAATTTGCGCTTCCTGTGTGGAATTAAAGGCCACGCCTATTCTGCGTAAGCGCGTGAGACCAAGAGTCGGGTCAGCCAAAGATATGCCAAGAGTTCTTGCAGCGTTTTCTACACCGCCCATAGATTCGGCAAGGTCAATTACAAGCTGCTGTGCGCGTGGGAAGATATCCCTACTGATGGCATCAAAGCGAAGCAGTTGCAGCGTTACGCCTTGCAGTATATCTTCATCACCGAAATTGCTTAGCCTTTGCAGCTCTGAAGCCATATCACTGAGTTCTTGCGAGGTGAATTCTGCTGCTCTGCCGGTGGACACCAGGGTCGCGTCAATCTGGCGTGTCGCTTGGATCGCATTCTCGTAGTTTGATATTGCATCGGTAGCAAACTCGATTGCTTTCCGGAATGACACCATCGCTGTGACACTTGCTGCGACGGTCGAAGCGATGCTCTTGAACGATGCGCCCAATCCGTTTAGCTTTGCTTGTGAAGCCTCTGCACCGTCAACCGTTACTCTGTATTTAAGTTCTCCGCTATAATCTGCCACGTTTTCTACTCTCTTTTTCGGATAGTTCTTTTTGGACTTTTGCCACCGTTGCTCGCACTAATGAGATCCCGTCAATGAACCATTGCGGTTGATTTTCCCACGAGCCGCCACGCGGATAGATCGCAAATCCTGCCTCAATTTCATAATGCCACTTAATCAGCCACGCGGATAGCGGACTGATTTTAGGGTAATCCTTTAGTTTTTCGCAGGTTTGGTCTAATTCGCAGTGACGGCACATGGAAGTTTTCATATTATTATCTCGGAATGGATCGGTAGGGTCCGTGCGTAGTAAAACCTCTACCGATCTGATTAGTTTTTTTCATTACCAAGCACCATTTGCGCAACTTTCTCTTCATGCGCACTTACAGCATTGAACATTTGCAGAAGCATCGGATGTTTGCCAAGGTTCTCTTCGTTTAGCGGCTCGTCAATAATCCACGAGTCAATTGCCTTTAGAACGGTGTAGAGCATGTGCATATTTGAGTTTATGTCAATCTTCATGCCTTCCAATGTGTGCGTTTTCGATATGCTGAAGCGCTCGATTTCCGCTTTATCTTGAATCGTCAGAGTATGCGCCTTCGCTACGATCTCACCGTCAATGACGATATCATAGTCGCGCATATCATTCGCCGTAGCGAAACAGTTTTTGAATTTGCTCATTGTTTATCTCCTATGCGTTTGAGATATTAACTTCTGGCACATTGCTTACGCCATCGCTTATGATGCGACCTGTGTAGTTAAGCTTGAAGTAATCGCGCTCAACGTCCGGCAGATCAAGCGATGTTGCAATACTGGGAATAATAGCCTGAAAGTAATTTACTCCAGACCTTATAGTTATCGTGTCGGTATTAATCGTCTCTGGGTCGCTAATAATGCTTAATTTAATTTCCGCTCCATCACTGTCGTAATTACAAGTGTAGCTAATCTCGCCGCCTTGTTTTATGATATGCGGATTGAACAGCGTCATATTATTGGCAAATTTGGACGCATCAGCAGTAAACTCGTTTGTGAATGTTATGGAGAATGTGTCTAATGCGGTTGCCTCGTTGCCCATCGCCAAAAGCGCATCTACCTCACCAAACTGAAGCGGTGTTCCGCATCTTCTGCCGGGATCAGTGCCAGTTATTTCTTGCTGAACTTCGCGCTCTACGGTCTGCGTCTCGAATGTCGCCTCAAACTGGATAAGTCCACCCTGTGAGCCGGTAATGACAAGCTGTTGCAATTTTGCGCCCTTGACGCGATTAACTTTGAATTTCCCTTCAGAGGGGGCATCATCCCAAATTTGATACAGCACAAAAGAAGGGATATTTGCTGTGTTTGCAGGAAACACCATAGCCGGTGGGAATGCGCGTTCACCCATCACCCCACCAATATATTTTTGGAGGATGTCAAGAGTTGCGTCGCCAGAAACGGTAACGGTTCCCATCGAGGTGGTCTGCACTTCTTCACATGGATGCGATACGGTCAATCCGCTTTTGTATGTCGTTTGAGCAGTGTTGATTGTGGGCGTCATATTGATTACGCCGGAATGCACAAGCAGATCAGTCCATGCCACGCTTCCGACTGCAGGCGTTCCGCTTATCTGTGTGAAACCACTACCGTAGCTTGTCTCTTTGCCAATAGCGATTCTGTATTGATTTCCAAATCTTTTAGCCATTAGTAGCCTCCATCATATTCGTTGTCATCCGGTTCGATTGCTTCCTCTGCTTCCGGTGCAGGTTCTGCGTCAATTAAGATATCGGCATATGCCATTTTGACGGCTTCTGGATAGTCTCTTGGCTCGCCGTCCAGCAGATACGCTTTGCCATCGTAAACGCCGTAAATGCGCTTACCATTGATTGATTTCATTTTCATAGTCGTGAGTCCTTTATTTGTATTGATAATGTTATTGAACTTGTTTGTATGCTGTTTTGTGGTTGCGCGTCGGTGACATACGGAATTGAGTCGTTGAAGTAAAGCTCTGATAGATTTACCGAATACGCAGTCCCGCCCATGTTGAGATCTTGCATCAAGCTATGTGCGCAAGCAAAGATCAAGTCTTCGTGATGCTTTGTTTTGGCGATCCCCGTCTGCGAGATAATGTATATTGTGAGCGCATAGTCCAGCAGAACACATCCGCTTGGCACTGGCGTTACTGGCGTGTTACCGGAGCGCAAGAATGCCATTGGCAGGAAATTACCAATAGCGTCAATCTGCTCAGGATAATCCAAACAGCGCTTGATGCCAGCGGCTATTAGCCGGGTGCGGACAATCTCTTTAACCGGTTCTATTTTATTTGTCACTTTTCACCGCCTTGCGAATTGCATCAGTTAGCATATCCATAATGCGCCGCGCTTGTTCCGATGTAAAGCCAAAATGCTTGCGCTGCGGTTGACCGTTCCCGGTTTGATGATATAGCGCAACCAATGCGCGCTGGCGATCGCCATAGCTGATATTGGCGTTATTGTTCGTAGCCACGACCAGCATTGAGCGGTGCATCTCACCGTTAAATTGTAGATTAACGGGATCAGTAACGCGACCGGCTTCGCCCTTATATTTGATGTATTGTGGCGAATATGGAGCGAATGGCATGCCATCAATATCTATGCCTTTCTTGGTTCTGTCTATCATCATGCGTACGGCTTCGTCACCGATTTTTTTCATGGCAGATGCGCTGACCGAAAATCGCAAATTTGTGCGCGGTACTGAGATAGTATCAATCTTCATCTTGACAACATCCCTTGCGTTACGATGCGATTTGGATCTTTTGCGCTGCCATCGATATTGATGTTAATCCGCTGAATCGCGGATCGCAGTTCAGCCGCATATCGGCGCGCGTATTCTGTTGCCTTGGTTTGATACAATTGATTGAATCCGCTATTCGCTAAATCCATATAGATAAGCTCCAGCGCTTTCATGTCAACAGCAATCGCAAGCGCGTCAATGTTGGTTATTGCATCGATAATTTCGGAATCAGTGTATTGGCTCAGGCGATTATAAAGCGCTGTCAATACATCGTTCTCCACAATAACATGAGCCAGATCAACCTTGTCTTGCCATGTACGCGAAGATTGGCACACAGTCCATGCAGACGCGTCTGACAGCGTTCCGGTTTCAATGCCGTTTGCGCCAAAGAGATAAACGCCATGCCCTTCATTGAGCGCAAATGTATCAATGTGCGCATCTCCGGAATCGTAAAGCGCAACAGATACAGTCTGCGCCGGCGGGATACTCAAAAGATTATTCTCTGCCGCAACGGAAGAAAAACCGCCCGCGGCAAGAGCAAATATCCCTTTGGCAACATTATTAGAAACCGAAATCGTAGCCGGTGAATCATTAGAAACAGAGATCAAGCCCCATGATTCTGTATATCCGCCAAGGTTATTGATCTCTTTTTCCCAGCGTGAGATCGTGTCAAGCGTTGCAAGTGTTTTCATTATACATCCTTAAATGTGCGGGGCGGCAGAGGAGGAAACCGCCCCGCTTAGGAGGGAGTGTTAGGTCATCACCACATAGGCATCAACTTTCTCAGTAGACTCATTGGCTGTGGTGGTATAGGTTAGCTTAAGGAAACGATAGTTATCCGGGAGCGAATCCGGGATAATCTCTTCTACGATGGTGTCTCCAGCAGCATAAGAAAAGCCAGCTGCCCCAGCTGTTTTGGTAAAGAGCACCTTGTCCAGCGTGTCGGTCGGTGTGCTGGTGGATCCATAGCTGGCTACAATGGTCAATTTATATGTGTTTGCAACAGCGATGTTGGTGTTTGCCTTGACTACAATTTTGGCAAGTCCGCCAGAGTTTCCGCCAAAGTCAACGACATTGGTGGAATCTGCGCTTGTGTTGTTCGGCAGGGCTTGTGCGGAGCTAAGGATCAATTTTTGATCCACGACATAGGAACGATTTTTATAAGCCATTATTTACCTCTTTTTTAGTCCAGCGCAGTGGTTTCTGTGCTGAGGATTGATTCTTCCAGAACGACCGGGATGCCATCCCAATCGGATACTACGGTGTTGTAGCCGGTATCGCCGGGAGCCATGCTTAGCTTGGTGTTTTTAAGCTCTTTAATGTATCTGCGTCCTTCGCGATTCATATACAGGAACGTTTTGCCATCAGCAAGACCCTTGACCGCGTCAATCAGCAAGTCAATCTGTGCAGCAGTGGGTTTGTGAGTGCTATCGATTTGGGTGATTGCGGCAACGGACGCCTTCGATGGAGCGCACAGAGCGGCATTTGCCCAGAAGTTAGCTCCGTAAACAAGTTGACGCGCGTTTGTGGAGGTGTTTGCGGTAGGAGCCTGTAATGTGCCACCGCCGACCAATTCGATTTGAACGATGTCGCCATTAGCCTCTTGTGGCATCACAATCTGGGTTTCGCCTTCATTCCAATGCACGGCAAAGATTGATGTTCTGCTTCCGGAAGCGCCGGAAAGCTGTGCAACTACATTGCCGTTAGCCTTAGCGATCTGGTGTAATCCCTTGAACGCTCCAGCTACACCGTGAGTAGCATTATCACCATAAATCATTGCCTTTGCAAGTAGCTGTAGGATTGAGCGCATATATGCGGTTGTGCGATTCTTATCGCTCAAGAAGCCCTGAATGCCGCCCCATTTCTTGGCAAGCCCTTTATCAATTTCAACCAGGCGCTCGATAGCCGGGAGTTGAACGCTGCCAAGGATGCTGTTTGACATTGTGGCTACGATTGATCCATTGATTGCGCGTACGGCGGCATCGCCATCATCTGTCTGAACTTCAAACTCATGGCGCAGATAATCGCTGCTGAATCCGAACTGCGCGGTTTCCAAAATGCCCAAGCTTTTAACCAAGTCGGTTACGATGGGCGCTTGTTCGCTTTGTAGCGAGATAAGAAAATCTCTGATATTCATGTTTTACCTCATGTTTTTTTTTGTAATGCTTTGCCGAAGGTGTATGGTTCTTTGGTTTCGCCGCCACCCGGATTGCTCTTTCGCTGGAAATCCGTTTTGGTATCAGCAGGATCGGCAAATGCTCCCGCTTTTTCCAATACAGAATACAATTTCAGGTTTTGTGCGGCTGTGTCGGCATCAAGCTCTTCGCCGTCTGCCGGGATTGAGAAGTCAGGCATCAGCGCGGCGACCTTGTCTTTGCGCTTATCCGTATCACTTGACAAAATCTTTTGCAATTCTTCATGTTTGGCTTTCCATAGGTTCAGTGTTTCTGTTTGCTTGCTTTGCAAAAGCTCGTCATATTTGATAGCCTTCTCTTTAATCGAATCAAGTTCTGGATCCGCTTTTGTGGCATCCGCCAGTTTAGCGTTAAGCGCATCAATCTGACTTGACATCTCGGCAAGTTTCAATCTGCGCTCCTTTGATTCGTTGTTTGCTGCAGATAGATCTGCAAGCACGGTGTTAGCCTCTCGCTTGGCATCTGCCAGCAGAGAAAGAATGTCGTTTCCCGCATCAGCAGGAAGTGCGTTCGTAATCTTATCCAAGATTTCTTTTAGTGCCATGTTGTCCTCATTATTTGTTAAATGTTATTGATTTCCAATTTGATACAGCAGTTGTGCTTGCGCCAACTGATACATATAGAGTGGTGTCGTTATATCTGAGTTCGCCTGCCTTGCCCACCGTCCCGTCAATTCCGCCCTTAAGCGTGGTCTCGTCTGCGGATACGAGCGTTGTGCCCGTGCCGCCAACGGCTACAGTAATGAGTGCATCTGCCGCAGTGTTGCCTTCAATAGCCGCCTTTACCGCATCAAGATCGCTTGTAATTGCGCCTTCTGCAGACGCAAGCGTTACATTGATTGTGCTGCCGGATACCGATACAACTTCATCTCTCGCGTCTTTTTCTGGGTCAATCAACTTCACTACGATGCTATTGCCAGCCGCTCCCTTTGTTTTGGCGGTATAAGTTAGCGTGTTGGTCTCAAATGCCGTTCCCGTTGCCGCGACTGGTGCGATAGGTGCGCCTGCCGTTATGGTCGGTTCTTCTTTGCTGAAATACTCATTTAATTCCGCAACTGTGCGCGTTTCCGGTTTGTTTCCGCCTTGCGCTCTGCGGATTTCAACGGTATCATTGTCATCAATTCTACGATATGCCATATTCACCTCACGTGATCGTAATAGTATTCTTTTGTTATTTGCATAAAGGAATGGCGGCAGTTATACGTCCGCTCCGGTGCGCTATAAGATTCAAATTCGATGCGCTCTTCTTCGGTAAAATATGGCGCATTAGGAAACATCGCATTAACATCCATACCGGTGCCTTCGCGACATACCGGACGCGTAACATCATCTTCCGGACCCTCGTATATCCAAAACAATTCGCCATCATAATTGCGAGCGGCTTCGTATTGCATCATTTGGATAAACTTTGCGCGGCTGGTGTTCACATAGGTGGTAGCATAGCGCATAAGCTGCTTGTCAAGTATTACTTTAACCGATTTTACGAGATCGTTGATGTTCGTTCCGCCAAAAATACTGTCGCCAATAATGGCATGAATCTGGCGCGCCACATCATTGCCGAGATTGCCAATCCGCGCATTCCATAGCGAGTTGAATGCACTTATCGCAGATTGGCTTGTCTGCGTGAATGCCAAAGGAACCGCTCCGGGGACACTTGACTTTTTCATTGTGCGCAGTAAATCGTTTTCTTTTTCGTTTAACCGGGTTACAAGCTCGGTGTATCCGGCTGCGCGCAGCTCCTCTAAAATTGATCCATAGATTTGCGCCCACAGCTGGATGTTCTCTTCTGTGTTCAGCAGATGCCCGCCACCGGAGTCAAGCTCGCGGATTAATGAGGAAATGCGCTCATCCAATCGTCTCGCAATCTTCTGCATATTACGCTCAAACCACGCGGTTTGTTGATCAATTTTAGTCGAAACTGCTTTATTCATCAAACAAGCCCTGATCAATGTTTGCTGCGCCAATGCGGAAGCGATTGTTATCGGCGTCAATGCGCTCAATTTCCTTTTCCGCATCTTCACGGCTCAAGTCTTGATTGTCCAGCATGATGGCGTCTACGCGGCTCATTGTGCCATTGGAAATCTTCAGCGAGCGAACCTGCTCTTCTTCTAACGGATTTTGTTCAATCGCGATGTCGGCAAAGTCAATCTTTATGTCGGCAGCTTCCGGCATGTTGACATTGCTATTAAGCCGTTTGCAATCCATGATGAGCTGCACGAGATCGCGCAATGGCTCTCGATAGATAGATCGCTTTTCCACGTTATACGATATCACATCGGATTTTGATAGGCGCAATTGATATCCGGAGCTGAATAAGCTTCCTTGCTTGATTGCTTCCGCGCTAATGCCCATAAGAGACGCCGCAAGCGCTATATTGTCGTTAACGATATCCCAGACGGTCTGAAGCTGCGGCGATGGCGTAGCATAGCCAATAGAGCCGCTCACATTGCCGGTTACAGGATCGCGAGGGATGTTGATGTATCGCTGAACGCCTACATTAAGCTTCGCGCCTTCCGGCATGCCAGACGTCCACATCGTGCTGAACGATTGATAATCCAGCGCAACATCAAGATTGGTCAGCTGGATATTGGCGCGCAGGTTGGCGTCTACCATCGGAAATTGACGATCAAGCCAAAACGAATCAATTGCCATATCGGTGCGAAACCAAGCAATTGGGATGCGACCGTATGGATTAGGCTTAGGCGGCTCAATGTCTGTGTCGATCGTTCCATCAGTTTTCAGAGTCACTACTCGATATGCGTCATCCGTCCAGAGCGCATATACATCAGAGCGCTCTGCAATCGGAGTGTTGAACTTATTCCGGATTGTGTAAGCCACAGCCACGGCTTCGGTTGGGTCAATATCATCCTGCCAAACTATGCAGCGATCAGGCGTAATGAAGTCCAACTTTATTTTGCCTGTTCGCGGATTAAAAATTGGCGCAATGCCTATCTGATTGCAAGTCTCTGCGTATCGATCAATAACGCGCAAAGAGCCAAATAAATTCACGCCATCAAGCAAATCAGTAAAATGTTTAGCTAAATTATCTGACGCTCCATCTAATACGATAGACGGGTCTTGCTGGAATATTTTGGCAAGCTGGCGAGTTAGCGCGCGGGACAAATCTGTCGCAACAATATAGTGTTGCAGATCGGTATATGTGTCCGGGTATCGGCTTTTAATTTTCGCCAAAGTATACGGTTCTTGGTTGTAGTTGTAAAAGTCGATCGCCATGCGCGTAATTGCGCGCCGCTGTGAATCGTCTTGCATTATGCTATTCACTTTTGCTCTGCGTATTAAATCTAAATTCATGCTACATCCCAGGGTGTTTGTTCTTGTTTCACTAATGCGTCAACAACGATTATATTGCGCATTGCATCAGAAATATGTGTCAGCAT